AATTGATTATCGTTGTTTGATGATTCGTTAGTTGTTAGCTTCTCAACTTCCTTCTGAAGTGAAGTGATTGAGTTCTTCTTGCGTAGTTCTGATAGTGATGATGCCATAATTAGTTACTCCGTATTTTTGTTTGATAATATGTCTTTGTATTTGTGTGTATCGTATTTTATGTATTGATAATATATCTCCTATGAATTGTTGTCATCGTAATACCTACAGCCATACTCTAGGTCACCCTCATCTAACTCTGTCATTTCGTAAATCTTGTTTCGATGTTTCTCGATTGTACTCTTAACCTTAACAGCCTTGCGGGTGTTTGGGTGGATGCGATCTTCTCGATCCCAATCTTGATAATTAACTTTCTTTGTCATTTTGGATAGTAATATAAGGCCATGTTGAAAAATTAGTTGCAAGCTTCTTTTGATTCATTGCAAGTGTTATGATGAACTGTTGATGTTCTTCAAGTATTGATTTTATCTCATTCAATTGCTCTTGTATATACATAACATCAGATTCTACTGTTAGTAATCTCACATCGCTCATCATGGAGGTGATTGATTCGTTCCCAGTATATTCTTTCGTATTGCTGTCTTTCATCCCTAATCCTTAAAAACGGAGAATATTTTAATATCAATCTCCTAACATCTTGCCATACAAAATCATCCTGCAATACATCATCAAATTTATCAATGAACGGATCAAGCTTGTTAATGATTGTAAGGGATTCTAAACTTACATGATTCCCCAAATATAATGTTAATAAAACAGGGTGACCATTAGAACAATCTATTGGTGATACTACCCCTGTAGTATAACAACTGTTAACAACTTTGTCAACGTCAGAAATGAAAAGCATATATAGTCCCTTCATTTTCTGAGTCCATTCCTTGTACTTCTTGTTTGAATTTTCATCAAACAAACCACCACATCTATCACCGGAAACAAAGTTGGCAACAAAGTAGTTAACAACTTCTCTCTGGGTCTTCAGTTTATTAGAAAGGTTTTGAATGAAGATTTTATCCTTCCTGTTTTCAAAAGCCTTCTGTGTTGCATTCACCTTACCTTTATATTGAACAATATCATAATCAGATGTAAAGTGCAATTTCACTGCCAAATAATTACGATACACATCGTATGGGGTCATGCTTAGAATTCCAATGATGCCCTCTTCTTAAGTAGGTTAGAATCTTCTGCGTCAATTCGGATTCGATCTTTCAATTGAGGACCGATTAGTGATTTGATAGCTTCTGGATCAATACCATTCTCATTACAATAATGGATAACCGTTTCTAGATATGTCGTCTTATTTATCTTAACCTGATTTTCAATGTACATTGAAAAATCATTTTGATTCTTGAACTTCTTTGTCACTACAAATTCATCTGTTACATCATCTAATGTAATTTCCATATTCACCTTTTTGAGTAAAATACATGACCGCCAATAGTGGCCTGTCTTTTATAAACACTAGCCCATGATGGTACTACACTGTGGTTGTGAAAGAACAATGTTTTGCTATTAATCTTGTTTGATTTGATTTCACCTAACATCAACTTTCTAGCAAGATTATACATGTTTTCCCATGCACTGTCATGCACATTTGCATTTGGTTTCTTACAAACCCACGAGAACTGACAGGTCTTTTTTACTTTCTGATACACAACACCACAAACAGTGCTTGGGAATTTATCCGATCTTGCGCGATTCAATGTAACCTGACCAACAGCAATTTGCCCCTCTTTACTTTCACCACCAGCTTCAAAGTATATATTCTTTGCTAGGCATATGATTTCTTCATGCAAAGAAATATCTTCATCTGATACCATACCAGCATACGGTGTATTAAAAGTGATTAACACTAAACAAATTGCTGTTGTCAGATTCTTGATCATTTATTTTCTCCATCTACCATTGAGAATATTAATCAGTTGGCGTTTCCCATTAGGGTAGATTACACAATGTGTATGCATCCAAGAACTAGGACCGCGTGTGTATTCCAACTTAATATTCGAACTTGTGCCAACTTGGTAGGCACCCTTGTTTATACCGGGACTATGACTATGACCAATTACATTCTTGAAAGCCAGTCTCGAATATTGTAACAGACTTCCCCGTGAACCGTTAGTACCAACATCACCATGATTGCTAATTTCGATGTCAAATATCTTTTCAGATGTTGTCCTTGAAACAAATTTAATCGAATCGATCTTGTGACTTTTCACCCACAATTCAAATGGCTGTGTGTAACTAAATGTATCACCATCGATCTTTACATTATCAAGCATCAGATACATCAGATGATGATAAATCTTAGCATTCCAAGGTTCATTTCTGATATCGGCCTCGTTCAACCAACGTTCCAGATGATCATGATGATTACTGGATACTATCAGATTTGTCGTCTTTGGTGGAGTCGTTGTCAGAATATGATCTAACGTAATTTTCAACTCGGCTTCGATATCATTGAGTCCAGTCTTGAACTTCCCATACTTCAAGAAAAAGTTATGCTTATGATGGTGTGATATGCTATAGCAATCCAACACATCATGTCTGACGATTATACTTGGTTTCAGAGTTTTTACAATACTATCATCAAACAAATATGTCGCATTCTTGACATGAGGGTCGGCGAATAAAGCATGTTCATCCCCTGTTATCAGTGCTTCAACATGTGTAATAGGTGTAAATGTATTAGCCGATTGATAACCGTCAATGTCATAAAACCCACCAGTATCATCGGCATTCAATACACGAAGATGAAATTGATCACCGTCTTTCTCAACAACAATAGCAGAATATGAATGATTGAACCTAGCCTTCTCACCCTGCTTAGTCTGCGAGTAATGTGGTTCGGTGCAACTACCGGTAGATACTATAATCGCAGAAGAGTCAACAGCATTAACTGCCAACGTCTTCATTTGTAGCTGTGGATGTCCGATAATCAAAGAATCGCCCTTTGACAGATAATCCATACCAGCTACAGGATTTTCTAGAGTAGGATTAATACTTATATTGCCTAGAATCCTTAGCTTTCTGGAAAACTTAACACTTTCTGTTAATGAATAATGTGCTGGAACATTCCATTCAAATTCACCTTCTTCATATAAAGCATATTTGACTGGAATAACATGTAGTGAAGCACCACGCCTTGCACAGTAGCCAATTAACGAATCAAAAAAATCATGGTTTAAATCACAGTTGTTTTGTGCTGATGTGATAACAATGATTTCTGATGTCAATTCTTTGTGAGTATCAAATTTGTTGTAACCAGTATCAGAGAATTCTCGATTACAATCTTTACACTTAAATCTTTGTTTTACTTCCCCGTTTGAGTTCTGCCGAGTCCCGTATGATTTCGTGTTTGTTGATCCACAATATCGACATTCTTTCATTAGTTTCTTCCCCCGTTTTCGTTGACCAAGTTTCCTTCTCAACCCACATATCTCTTAAGTAGGAGAAGATTCTTTTTCTGATTGAATCACTGTACTCGATAATACCTTTTTTTCTTTCTTTGGTTCCTCCGCTGGCAAAAGATCAGGGAATGCCATTCTAACAACTCTTTCTGTCAGACCCTTGTATTTTGGATATAGCTTTTTATCTTTCAATGCAATCAATAGTTCTGCTTCTGTATGATGAAGACCTTCTAGCATTTGAATGAACATTGTTTCCTTCTTTACCTTTGGCAAATCCTTTTCTTTCAGGAAAAGATAGAGGCGACGTGCTTCTGCGTACAGATTGGTATCCGAGAAGCCATCGGGGATGTTCTTATCAGTTTTGTATGGTGGAGCACCGGGAGGAAGATCAAATTCAATGGAGGGGTCAAAATTCATCTTTAAAACCATCTTCAGTGTAGGTGTCGAGTTCTTCTGTAGAATTTCGACTTTCTTTTCTGTTGCCTTTTCCTTGGTAACCAGTTCCAATACTTCGTGTAATGATAGTCTCATACTTTTCCTTTTGTTTAAAAATCGTCAATAACCCCAAGCATATTCTTCATCCTATTCTTAATAAAATAGTTCAAAATCTTGGATTTATTTTTTGTTGGTAATGTGGTGAACGTATTTAGTATCAGTTCTTCAACTTCCATTGGAATTGAATCGAAATCAATAAGAAGTTTGTTCCTATTGTAATTCCTCTTCATTTCATCAGTTGTACAGAATTCTTCTGGTGTCTGTTTCAACCATACATTCAACTTCTCTTCAAATATCGATGCCTGTCTCTTTTTAGTCTCTGATACAAATATATCATCAGGTGATAGGAAGTTTGGGATACCATCGCCCTTATCACCACGGATAATCTTTTCTAGTAAATCGACTTTGGCTGATTTCTTTGGCTTGATCCATTTCTTGTCAATTGGTGAATATTGCTTTACGTTATCATATTTTTGCAATTGAACGAAGTCGCCATCCCTTGATAGAATTAGGAAAGGCTTTGGTTCTCCACCAAACATGGTTTCTTGTAGTTCATTTGACTGACTCCATTTAGCTAAGGTAGCAATCAGATCATCGGCCTCTGTTCCTTCAATCTGAAGCACTGGGTAGGGAAAGAATTCGTTCAATTCACTCTTTACTGTTTCCATACATTCATAAATGCTAGCCCAATCAAAGTCAGAATCATCCCGAGTCTTCTTTCGATTAGCCTTGTAATATTGAAATTCTTTCTTTCTCCAATTATTCTTGGCATCGCAACAGATAACCATCTGCCCAAACTCATTAGAGAACTTTGATTTGTAGCTTCTGATTGAATTGATGATACAATGCCTCGCCAAGTCAATTTCGACTTTCGCTTTCCTATCTTCACCAAGCATTTCAATAATGTTCGAAATCGCTGTCTGACTATAATCTACAACAATCATTTAACTGCCCTCAATATAATTACATCTTCATTTAATCGACCAGTCAACTGTGATTCGACTGCTTTGATTTCCGACAACAATTTACGTAAAACCAACTTACCGCCATCCAGACATTTTTGCAATACCTCATCTGGCTTTCTTATAGTCTTTTGAATAGAAGTCTCTGGATCAAAATTGATGATCTTTGTTTTATCGACACCCAAGCCAGATACACCAGTAGCCCTGTAAATACCCAGTTTTCTTGTTTTAACATTAAATACCCATAATTGTTCTGCTCCGATAATATTTTCTGGTGGTATTGATGTCACCTTGTATTCATCGGATTTCTTGTTATAATTTAATTTTGATACCAGAACATCTGGAGATTTGAATTTCTTTGCTCTTGGCTTTCTGGTATTCTTCTTATATTGACAGAATCGATTTACATCATCCAATAATTTCTCAATAAAAGCAATGTACTTCTTCATCCGGAATGTTGAGAAGTTACTATACCCCTCTTTCAGAACTTCATCTGTTTGTGCTAAACGAAGTTCTGTTAATTTTGGAGTTAGTAGATCGATGATCGATTGGCTGTATGACTTAGGCAAGTTTCGCTTTGTCATATCGTTGTACAAATCAAAAACTTCATTAGTCTTGATCCATAGGTCAATTATACCTTCTATATCACCGAGGTATTCAATTAACTTGTCGTTTGGATTTGATTCTTTTGTGCTATCTAATTGTTGTTTCTTTGGTTCTGCTGCAACCTGAACACCAATCAACAACTCTTGAATGTGGTTTTGAATTCGATTGTGGTGATCAACAGATAGAATTGCTCCACGCATTTCTAACCGCATAGTCCAACAAATAGACTTGTTAAAATCGGTTTCTTTGATCTTCGATAATACTGAAGCAGATTCTTTATCTGTCTTCTTTAAATATTCAATAGCATACTTCTTCGCATCAGAAAAGTCTTGATCATAGCTATACCAAGACAATGCTCTGCAAAGACTAGAATTGTAATCTGACCTTGTACATTGTACATCTTCACCGATAGGTTCGCTACCGATGAAGATTGTTTTTTCAGTTAATATTGTTTTCAAAAGTGATCACCTTAATTGAATCATACTTGAATGACCTCCATGATGCAATTTCAACATCATATACAGGACATACATCTGGATTGACTGCACGAACCTTCTTGGGTTCAGCAGACTCAACGACTTCAATCGCGGGAAGGAGTTCTTTCTTGATCGTACATTGCATGTTACGAATAGAACCATCTGTCTTGGTGAATTGAACCGTAGCAACACCAGACCGAAGAATGTTCTTGACTGTATCCTTGAACATTTCTTGATCAATAGTGTCGAGTGAATTGTATTGATTTTCCGGGAAAACGATTGTGTCGATCATTTCAGTAGCCTTTGATATAGTGATGATATAGTAGATGAAAATTTTAGGCGTGTCAAGTATATATGCCTATTTTATTTCACATGTGATCTATGTACTTTTACGCTGATCCATGAGTTATAATAGTCTGTTCTTTCCAGTACAGACCTGTTGAACTGTTCCTTGGCTTCAAGATAATTACACATACCTTTTGTCTTGCAATAGTATAATATCTCTCGCTTGAAGAATTCTTCTCCAAGCTCAATTACATCTTTTTTTAAATCATCGTTTGAACCATAGTATGTTCTCCAGTCAGATTCAACGCGAATTCTTTTCTTCTTTCCCTTAACCTGTTTGGTTTTTGAAAATGTAAACAACTTTTTACCAATATACTTCTTGTCATTGGTAACATTTGTTATTAGATATACGAATCCAATTGCGCCTTCTGGTGGTTCTTCAACTTCTAAATTATCATAATACCAAGTCATGTAGTCGTGCCATTGTTAATAACACGACTACTTATTCAGTCTTCTTCAACAACCGCGTTCATATAAATGTCATCTTCTGACAATTCATCCCCGCAGAAAGGACAAAATTGAACACGGTAACGATCTAAATCTAGATCGGATTGTATCTTGAATGATGCTCCACATTCTTCACAATCGTGTAAGTTTTGGCTAGCCATGATTTTCCTTCTTATTGTAATAAATCATATTTATTTAGCCCAGACATCACCCCAATCGCCAGATAATGAACCCTTTGCATAATCAGTTACACGTTGTTCGAAGAAGTTGGTATGTGTGGTACCAAGCATACCATCAACCCAAGGAAGAGGATTCTTCTTGACTTTAAAGATACCCTTCATACCAAGACTGATCAAACGACGATCTGCGATGTAACGAATATATTGCTTGACATCTTCCTTGGTTAGACCTTCCATATCAGACACACCAAATGACAATTCAATGAACTGATCTTCTAGCTCAACCATCTTTTCAGCAACTGTGTAGATTTGTCGTTTTAGATCATCATTCCAGATATCCTTGTTCTCTTTAATGAATTCTCTGAATAGTCGAATCATAGAATCACAATGAAGACTTTCGTCTGCAATGCTCCATGCAATAATCTGACCCATACCCTTCATCTTACCGAAGCGAGCAAAGTTAAGTAACATAACAAAAGAACTGAATAGTTGCATTCCTTCTGTGAAAGCAGAGAAGACCGCAATCTGTTGTGCGATTGTTTTTTCATCTTGTTTGATGAATTCTGCTACATAATCGTGCTTTTCCTTCATTTCTTTGTATTGCAGAAACTCATTGTATGTGGTTTCTGGCATACCCAAAGTTTCAATCAAGTGAGCATATGCAGAGACATGAATGGCCTCTCTAGCAGCAAAACTACTCAACATCATTCTAATTTCTGGTTGTGGAAATGTTGGTAGGTAATTGTTTACATATGCACCAGCAACGTCGATATCCCCCTGTGTGAAGAATCTGAAGATATTGGTTAGGAATGTCTTTTCTGTTTCTGTTAGTTTGTTCTTCCAGTCATTAACATCCTCAAGCATTGGAACTTCTTTGACTAGCCAATGCATTTGTTCTGATGCCTCAAAAGCTTCAAACGCCCAAGGATAATTGAACGGTTTGTAGTAATTGCGTTCGTCTGTCAGTTTAAGTTTTTGTTTTTTAATCATTGTACCCTCATTCGCAAGCCAAGCAAGTTGATCCTTCTGCTACTTCTCGAAGATCAATTTCTTCTTCGATTCTTTGTCTTTCAATCCTTTGTCCTACTTTATCCGCTTTTCTCAATTTACTGCTTCTGCAATAATATAGAGACTTCAATTTACCCTTCCATGCCATAAAATGAACAGCATGTAGATATTTGATATTTACATCGGGGCGGAAGAACAAGTTAATGCTTTGTGCCTGATCGATGTACTGTTGTCTATCCGATGCATGTTCGACAACCCATCTTTGATCAATTTCAGCAGCAGTCTTGAATACCCATTTATGATTATCGTCTAACCATTCTAGATGTTGAACTGAACCATCATTTGCGATGATACTAGCCCAGACATCATCATACCAACTAACAGCCTTACCAACAGCATTTTCTTTGATGATTGCATCCAAGAACTTATTCTTCGTGATAAACGCACCACTGGTTGTATCCTGACGATATACGTTAGCTGCATATGGTTCAACTGAGGGTGATGTATTACCCATGATGATTGAACTAGACGCATTTGGCGCTACTGCCATTGTATGAGTCAGCCTACGATTTACACCAGCTTCAAGCGCGTCTGGACATGGACCACGTTCATATGCCAAACGTTCATTAGTGCGGTCTAATTCAGCTTTAATATGACGGAAAATCCTGTTATTTACACTCTTGGCAATAGCACTCTCAAAAGCAATATTGTTTTTCTGTAAATATGCATGGAACCCAAGCGCACCAACACCAACAGACCTTTCACGATATGCTGAAAACTTAGCCCGAGAAATCTGATCTGGTGCATGTTCAATAAAATATGTTATGACATTATCAAGCATTTCTAAAACATCAGATAAGAACTGGTTGTTGTCTTTCCAATCATCATAATATTCAAGATTCACAGATGATAAACAACATACAGCAGTTCTTTCCTTTGATGTGACGAGTGATATTTCGGAACAGTTGTGAACCAAAACATCATTAGCAAAGAAGCAAGAAGTATCTGGAACTGTTATATCAAATACTGAAATTTTTTCTACATTAATCTTTTTAATCTTTAGCATTTTCTTCCTTTGTAAAAACCAGATGGAACAACAAGTTTATACTTCTAACAATTCATCCGTTTCTTTCAGATTCTTTGCTTCAACATAACCTCTGTTTTTTGTAAAAATTTTATGGTCACCAGTACATCGAATAATTTTTCCAGTTGGTGATTCAATTTCATATAGTTCTTCGGTTTCGCCAGTCTTATCGGCATCGCTTACTACACTCCAGCAAAATTGTTCTCCATCAAAAGACTTCACTAATGGATTTGTGTAATAACCAAATTTAAACTTTTGAATAAAATCTTCTAATGTGATTTTCAAGGAAGGCGAATCTTCATTTTCCTTAATTTCAATGATAGTATCACCAGTCAAACACAAATTTGAACCGTTGATTCGAAGACCTTGTTTCTTTTGGTAATCAGGTAGTGCATCATTAGCGGTATCATTGAACCAAATATAAGGTTCACCAGTTTGCATACGCATTTCTAGAATACGCATCCATAGTTCTTTTGCAGATACTGTGTCAACAACCTTTCCTGAATTTGGTTGTACTAGATTCCATTTGTCATCTGCCGTAGGATCAACCATACAACGCTCGATAATCTGCATGAAATCATCAGTAATATTGATGGCATGATTCAGGTTCAGTGTTCTCATGTTTTGATCGCCAGTAGGCTTTCTCATTTCAATAAACTGAATGATATCTGGGTGACTAATGTCTAGGTATGTAGCATATGATCCTCTGCGCGTAGTTCCCTGACGATATGCCAAACTACTAGCATCATATACTTTCAAGTGTGGCATTACACCAACAGACTTTTCATCTGACCCGCGAATACCAACGTGGATACCAACACCACCACCGTACATTGATAGCCAATTAGTTTCTGATAGGTTATCGACAAGACCTTCTGCCGTGTCGTCTAGAAAATTTAAATAACAATTATGGACAATCATCCCAACATTACCAACACAAAATGTTGGATTCTTAGCAACTTGAATGTCATATACAGTACAAGTTTTATTTATTTTTTTAACAGTAAAATTCATCTTCATCCTCAATAAAGGTTAGAAAGCAACTAAATAACAGTATCACTCAATATTATATATCTAATCAAATGCAGATACTAGAAATTTTAAAAACAAAACCACACAACAAACATTA